CATGGACTACCCCTCTTGTCTCTTATCACTGTACCACGTTTGGACAATAGTGTCAAGTAGTTTCGGGAGCGCTGGGGGGCCCCGATACTAGTTAGTCCGGTACAGCGTAGTCCGGTACGACATAGCCCCGTTACAGCGTAGTCCGGTACGACATAGTTCGGCTAGTACTACTTTGTACAGTACTCCTTTGTACTGTACTACTATGTACAGTACTACGTAGTAGTATACTACTCGGTACGGTACTACTATGTACTATAGTACAGCTGTACATATGTACTATATACTATATGTTACGGTGGCACATATTTGAAGCGGAAGAGAAACAATCCATGAGTTGATTATATCGCCCTTCCGAATTCTGTCAACATAAATCGGGATTACTCTTTAGTAACAGCAGCTTGCTTGATACCTTTCGAGTTTAGTCCTGCTACCACAAATGACATCCCCGCCACTTCCATATCTTCATTCAATCCATTATTGATAATCTTTACTGTGATATAGATGCACCGTCTATTGTATATACTATGCCGGATTGCCGTCACATCTTGTCCAGCCAAGGAACTAAACCCGTTATCGGGGGGAATGTTGACTACGGTAAACGGGGTAGTGGTATCGTATTGTCTCATTAAATCGGGAGCCGTTTCTACCGTAGTATTATCGCTGACACCGCCACTTCGGTAATTCACTATCACATGACTTACTATCTTTCGGATGCCAGCCTGACCGAAGTCATTAGCCCGGCCTTGAAAAACCATCTCTATCGCGTCTGAACCGTCCCGATAGTCTTGAGGTAGCCCCTGATTGTTTACGCGCAAAATAGACCCATTTACGCTCGCGTAGAAGGCATCGTCGAAAAGGTTAGTCCACCCGGTAGCGGGATGGTTGGTATACCTGGCCCATCCGCCGAGCTCAGTATTTGTTTCATTTGTATGGTTGTAAACATATACTTCACCATTCTCGGCGTAAGAGGATGTACTATTTTCTATCATCGGTACCGATAGCTTGTACTGCCTTCCCACATTGTAGTGATGTCCTTGCATAATATCGAGGTAAGAGGTATCCACTTCTTTCTGCCATTTCCTCTCCATATACTTACCCAAATATTCCACCCGTTGCGTTCTCCGTAAGACGTATATGCCGGAATCGTTAGCGAAGGCTATCCCGTCTCGAGTCGAAGCTATACTGTATGGGGCAGTACACCCGATGCCTTGCGTCTCTAATCTTTCTACAGGATTTCTACCTTCCCTCTTATAGTCCAAGTTGACCAAGTATATACTATTCTGTTTGAAGACGACGATGACGCCCCCTTGCAAGGCGGCACCGAAAGCGGATTCCCCGAAGAAGGGAATGATGCCAGTAATCTCTTGCCCGTCAGACGAGTTGATATCAATAGTAGAAACGGAATCATTGTCATCTGTTACAAAGGGGGAATCAAATATCTCTGGGTAGTTGTTGTAACTTACCAATAGCCGACTTGGGTAGGCGGTAATAGCAGCGTTAATCGGAGTAGACGCCGTTACTTTACTACCATTAACGTATGTGTTACTTGTTAATCCGCCCGATATCGTGACGCTGGGTAAGGTATCTTCTACCCGAGGTTGCTTCACTATCAAGTTACCCAAAGTATCCGATTCAGAACGGGCTACTAGCCAGGGAATGAAAGCAGATTGATTGTGAACGGAAAGGTCTACCATCCTCATAGTGGAGTTTATCGCCATCCCAATCCGTCTCAATATCGTAGTAGAGGGGGCTAGTGTTAATAATGAATTACCATTGAACATTCCCATATTTTGGTCAGTTGCAATATTGACTGGGACATCGTAAGCCGCTGTTGAGAATAGTACTTGCATGGGGTGAGATGCTATGATAGGTACCACAACAGAAGTTGCTGTATTTATTCCTATAGTATAAGCACCTGAGGAACCACTAACAGAAGCTACTTGCCACCAGCCGGAGCATGTCAAGGGGTGAGAAAAGGAGTTTGTAAAGTAAAGATACACCCAATCTCCGACAACGGGCGTCCTCGCACTAAAGTTGCAAGTAAAGGTAAATCCGGTGGGACTTCCTGCCGTAATCGTCCCTACAGTAGCACTACCACTAGAACGTAGCTCGTACGTTACCCTATCGACCATATTAGTATCGGTAGCGGTATCGCTGCTATCTTTTCTGAAGAGGAACTTTTGTCCGTTGAAGTCGGTATTAATTAAAGAAGTTGCAGTAAGATAAGAAACGGAAAGGGTTGGCCAATCCTTAATATTCGCCAGCACTAACCTATTCCCCGCTGACGTCACATACTTGGCTCGCATCGGCTCATCCCACCCAGCAGGAGTTACCGATGGGGAAAGTACCCCTGCTATGGCATCACTGGTATCGTCAGTCAAGGTATCATTGTTGTAGGAATCAACAAAATCGATATAGCCATCTAACCCGACATACGGCATCGTCTTTGTTGATACCTTGTAAAAAGTGGGAACAGATATTTCTGATGAGGCCCACTTGGTACGGTATATCTCTAACTCGATGTTCTTATTATTGTAATCGTAATTGTCCCACGCTGGTAATCCAACTAGTCTTATATGAACTTTTTGTTGATTGGGTGCGGTATCGGTTGGCGATATCCTGTTGTAGAAATCTCCTGCCCCGGTAACGGCAGACGATATTGTTACCCCATTCTCATCTCTGATATTGAGGCGGAAGTAATATCTCGCCTGATATACCTTTGACATGGTGACGGTAGCACCAGAACCGAGAGTGGTAAAGGGTAGCGGTTCCTTGAAGGAGAAAAGATAATGATTGCCGGTATCTTCCAATTCACGAGACGCTATAGTAACGTAATAACGTGCTACCGGACTTAAGGTACCATCTGTTATTAGTACTGTATCCCCATCACTAAAAAATGCCGCTTGCGTTTTATCAATCTTTATCCTGCTACCTAAAAGGTCTATTACGGCCCCACCACCACCATCGTTAGCCACCGCCGGAGCTAGGGCAATACCGGCTGTTGTAGCTTCTACTGTGGAAAAGAGTCCGGGCTGCCAAGGTATGATACCAGCTCGATATATCGAGTTACCATCATATTTGTATACTTCATCCCTGCCGTTAGTAAGGTACATATTGTTTTGTACCATGGCGGAGCGTAAGAAGGATTGATTATCATATCCATCATTAGTAAAATAAAATGGTATCTTGTCATTGATGAGATTGTCACCGTTATCCTTTAACGGCATCTCTCTAGGTATCCACCTCTTGAATATAGTGAAGGGAATACTATTGGCGGCATCATCATAAAAGGACAAGGGACTGTCTACAGTAACCTTATTGTTGACAGTATCGATACTTACTATTTGTACTGGATAAGGAACTGCTGGAGTGAGGAGGATGTCACCTTTGACCACATACTCCGTAGAGGGGGAATTAGCAGCAGTTCGTAAAGGGATAACGTCAGACGTCCTCTGTCCCGTGATGAGGAGGCCAGAAGATAGTTCTCGATAACTATATACGTTTTGAACCACTGAAGTAAGGGCAGAAGTTGACTTTATTACAAGTTCCGTTTCATTGCCCCACGAAGAGGAAAGGAGTAAATCGCCTTCAACAAACTCATTAGTAGAGGTAAAGGTCAAGTGGTCAGTGAAGATGCCACCTAGTCCCCTGGTACCGTCATCGTCATAATCGGAGGTAGTGATAGCAGAATTGATGACATCGATGTATTGGTTATCGCCCACTAAAGTACTAACATTGACTACCTTAAAGGTGCCATTGTGTTTACTGTGCGACATGTTTTTGACAGTGAGGTAGTCCTCTAGTCCGGAAGTAGTTGAAATGATGTCAGCTAAAGTGGAGCCACCAGTGATAGCCAGTCCCGGCATCGAGAGGTAATATCTTACCGTTTGCCCTGATTGATGCTGAATTTTTGTTATTGTGGCCCAGTTGGTACCGCCGGAGGAGAATGATGCATATCCCCTTGTCCTCGCTACTGGAGTACTATTATCGCAAAAGGCGGGACCGATATCAGTTAGGGAAGATAGCCTTCCTTGTAACCGGGCGTAATATGTTGGTATTGATGGCTGTAATAGGGACGGCATCTCTCCCCTACCCAATGCGGCAAAGAAGTTGCCTCCCAATCCGGCTACCAAATGTGTAGTACTTGGTGACCGATAAGAGTCGATATGATTGACCCACCCCCGCCTATTTACTTGCTTCCCACTACCATAAATATCGGCATGGTCTAATCCCCATAACGTTAGCTGGGGAGAGGTATCGGTACCGGTAGTCAAATTGGGGGAACCACTTTCCGTAACGGATATTTCATTCGTCCTAATATTACCGTAAGTATAATAGAAGGCACCAGATAAGGCACCACTATTATTAGTATAACTAATTGATAGTAGTTTAGTGTCGTCATCAAAGGAAATGACATCCGGCTGAACTAAGGAAAGGATATTGCCACTTCTAGTATAGAGGGCGGGGAAAAGGAAAGGACTTTGGATATCTGGTATCGTGATAGTGTTGGTACCGACATTGAGGGAAACGTTTACCGCTTGCGTGGAACCCACGATGGAAAGGATTATCTTGTACTCATTGTAAACGGCAGTATTGATGTTGTTTAATTGTACCTCTACTCCGCCGTTGCTGGTATCTATTTCAAATAAATCGGGAGTAGTTTGTACCCAATTCCCTCCCGTGGGGCGAACGTATACTTGCGGTGTAATGAGGTAATTGCTCAAATTGTGGGTGGCAGCAGGAATGGTAAAAGTATTGTTACCACTACTCAAGGAACCGGGTTGAACGTAAACGGAACCGGCTACCGGACTCTGGTCCAAGTAATAGAGGAAGACATTTTTAGCCGAATTGGTACCGTTGGTATAATCGACAGTAACGTCATACGTGCTATTATTGATTACGATGTCGGTAGCCGATATCAGTTCCCCACTCAAATTGGTACCACTTCCCGTACTGAGGGCGAGGCCGACAAACATATTAGTGGTCGAGATATTGTGTTCAACTTGGAGAGAGGAGATACTTCCCGTAGTATTGGCTAAGAATACCTTTCGTAATGAGGTCTCCCACGAGGGGTAATATCGGAGTCCGCCACTACTAGGAAAGGGATTAGTAGTAGCGGAAAGATTACTCCTCCCATAGGCGATTAGCGGAGTAGAAGATACCCTACTCAAATCTATGCTACTGTCTAAAGTAAAGTATATCTTGTTGGGATTTTCATATCGGAGAGAGGTTACCCTTACCGGAACGTTACCCGCGTAAGAGAAGAAACCCTTCCTCTTCCTGATGCGACCCTCAATAATATCGGCATTCACTAAATCGCGAATGAATCCTTCTCGAATCTGGTTTTCAGCAGAACGGGCATCAATGCCGTAAGGGAATGCTTTTTCGTCAACTACAGTATATTGATACGGCATATATCACCATGTTATGGTTTCAGTCGTTGTTTCATTTTATATTGGCGTATTTCTGATTCGTCAGCCAAAGTACCTATCATTTGCTTGGTACCTTCCGACATGGGCAAGGTTACCGCTTTCTCGCACATTGAGCAGAGAGTTGACTCGAATCGGAGTAATGCTTGATAAAATGCCCGATTCCCCTCTCCGCCCTCTTTGGGGAAATCTTCTATCAAGTCGATAGCTTCCTTGCTGATAGCAATGGTGTCAGCCGGCTTATCACAAGTGCCCATGTATCGTTCGATGCAACCATCAAATGCCGTTTCATAGGTGGGATACAGCTCGCCAAAAAAAGCGTGGTCAGTAAAGAAGGTGCTACCTTTGACATTGTTGTGGGCATGGTGAGCATACAGCTGCCCCGCCCTTAGCATGGTAGCAATTTTGAGTAACACGTTCATTTCTTTTTACCCTTGTCCTTATACGACTTCCCAGCTTTTTGTAAAGAGATGGCTACCGCTTGCTTTTGGGGGTAGCCTTCTTCTCGCAATTTGCTGATATTTCTGCTAACCGTTTTATCTGATGAACCTTTTTTTAGTGGCATCTTTTTTTCCTCACACTTGTTACATTGACAACCGGCTACCACTTTTTACAGCTCCAATAACCTGCCGTCATCTTATCCTTTTTTTGGTCACACTTGTGGCGAGCTCGGAAAGATTTCCTCCGTTCTGGATTGTCTTTCTTGATTTCCATATTGGCATCGCCGAAGCGAATTATCTTCTCTTTGCCGTCCTTGCAAGCTTTGACTCGAAACTTTTTGCCGCCTTGGACATCGCGAGTTGGCTTGTTGCAAGGCATCCTATCCTTTAAGTCTTTCACGCTGGCCATCATCTACCTCTCGTTACAGTAAACCAGGGTCGGATGGGGACACCGAAAGCTTGACTTCGTTTAGCAACGCGAATGGTAGTCTCCCTCCCTGCCCACGTCTTTTGTACTTGTTTTTCAAACTTATCCAATATCTGCTCTTCTTCTATGGAATTAAGTCCGAGTTGTCTCGATATCTCTGCTACGGCAAATTGGATGAGGAAGTTACTAGTCGGGGCACCGAGATATGGGATACAGGTACCTTCAGCTACACAAATGTAGTCATCATCTGCGGCACCGATACCGGTTAATGATGCCGATACTGGCAATCCGACTACGGTACTCCTACTCAAAGTAGAGCGGAATGTGATACGGCCGCCATCAATCGATGCAATTTGTAAAGTTCCCCGAACTTCGCCAGTTTGTCCATTAATAATATTGACGTAATTATTGAGTTGGTCCGATTCCGTAGTGAGGTCATTGCCTACACTATCAACAACAACGTAGTTACCTGCTACATTAACTCTCGTTATCCTGCCCTGTTGTAATACTAATGGCTCCGGCTCTTTGATATACCACAGTCTGGCATCGTAAGTACCGCTAGGGGACGGAACAAAGTGTATCTTTCTCCCCACTATAGTATAATAGTAAGGGATAGCTGTACTGCCATCCGTCTCATAATTGACCACATCTCGATACAAGATTCTCGTCACTTCGCGGTAAGTGTTACGAGAGGTCTTTATCTCGATACGGACAATCCTGTCTTCATACACATTACCAGGGATATCGTAGTCTTGGTCGGAACCGTTCAAGTCTAGTACGGTGTAAGCTAGGAAGGGGTCCGGATAATGTCTCGAATAGATGTCGACGGCATATTCTAAAGCACGATTGAGGGCGGGTAAGATGTCACGATTGGTATCTACCGAGTCACGATTCATCTCATCCAGACGAGAACGGACGGCTGTTACCAATTCATCGGTAGTATATAACATCCTACTCATAGTTGCCCCTGTATATAAGCAGTAGCGGGTTTATCTGTGGTTAGACGTAAGCGTCTTCGGCAGCTTCTTCCCCTTCCTCTTCTTCTAACTGACTCATGAGGCCGCGTTTCTTGACTTCGGCTAAGAGCTCTTCGTCGGAGAGGGAGGCTAGTTCGCTCTCCTCTTCTCCCTCCATCTCGTCCATCTCTTCTCCGGCCATCTCGTCAGCCATCTCTTCGTCAGCCATTTCATCGGCCATCTCGTCACCAACCATCTCGTCAAGAGCGATTTGTTTCGGCTTCGGCATCTTCATTTTCTTTAACATTATTACCTCTTTATGACGTAATTCCATAATGCTGTTAATAAGAATCCCGCAACGGATATCCCTAAAGTAGTTACTATCTTTACATGACCGCGGAGCCATTGGATAGCTTCCTCCGCTTTACTGAGACGTTCCAAGTGGTTAGTCAGCTTTTCGTCATGAACATCAAGCTTGTCCTCTAATCGGTCAAACCTGCCATCAAAATGATTCTTTAGCTGTTCGAAGTCCACTTGGTCCGTCTCCAGTCAAAGGGGGATGTACTCATCGTATCAGAAAAGATAAAAGGTGTCAAGTATTATTGAGAACAATGTTAGCCGCCAGGAGCCAATGGACGAGGTGATAGTTATCGTGTCCCCTGACGTAAGAGGGCGACTTGTAATTATTTAGTAGTAATGATGCCGACTTAAAGTAATTCTTAGCCATCGCTTGCGCGAGGGCGTCCCCCTCATCTCGGAGTGATATCAACGTTTCTGCTACTTCGGTACCGTATTGGGGACCGCCAGCCAACTTGCTGATGTAGCGGGACAATAAGATGAGGTGTCCCTCGTAGTCACTTTGTACCGGTCCATATACCGTAGGACTGAGTCGGATGAGGTAATCGATACCGCCGTCAGATAGCTTGTACAAGGAGCGAGCCATCAGGATGATACCATTGGGGCGGAGTAAAACCCTCGCTATCATCGTTATCGGTTCCCCCATTATCCAATTATTTCTTTCCCCATACCGGTAAAGGGATAATATTGACTTGGCATCCTTATTGATTAATAGTCCTAAAATGATGCCTGTTATCATATCGTTGCTAGTGGTAGAAGCCGATTCAGAGGGAATGATGCAATCTTTGAAAGGCTTCCTAGTCGGTCTCCCATCAGGTTGTAAGGCAGCCGATACATCGACCCACTCGGCACCGGCAGCGCGGGCTACTCCGGCCCACAAGGCACCATCACAATCGTCATCAGAGGGCCACCCCGCTACATGATTGCTGGTCTTCTCTTTCAACTCGGCTAGTTTTTTGTCGTATTCCCCTTGTAAGGTCAGCCGCAAGGTACCATCAACATGTTCCTTTCCACAGCCAAGGATGAATGATAATACAGTAAAAAGGAAAAAACATGGTAATTTCATACATTGCTCAAGGGAGAAAAAGGAAGACACCAGCCGAGTTGGCTGGTGCCGAGAAGGGGTTACTTACTTTCTAATACTGCTATTTTGGCTTTCGCTTCATCGAGTTGCTGCTTCAGTTCTTGAACGGCTTTCACGAGGACGGGAATCATTTCTGTGGGAGATACACCCATCATCTCTTCTTCGTTCTTTGGCTTATAAGCGGCGTGAGGTAAAACAGCGTGCACTTCTTGAGCAATGAATCCGACGCGAGCACTTTCTTCTGAGCTGTCCATTGTGTAATCAAATTTGACGGGACGTAAAGACATTACTTCTTGTAAGCCGAATTCACTATCTACTACATTTTTCTTCACTCGGATATCGGAGGTACCAGTCCAGCTAGTTGCTCCATTTGTAATGTAAAGTCCGACGTCAGAAGAGTTCAAGACAACGAAACCGTTGTTGTTTGTCGGTCCCACTCGCCAAGCAACACCGCCTGTTGTATTCAAAAGGTTTAGCGGGGCACCAATTCCCGCTCCTGAGTTGGCACCACCTTGTACGAGGTGGATTGCTGACCCGGAAGAGGAGCCTAAGGTCCAAGCACCATCCCCTTTTACAGTGCCAAGAAGTGCGCTACCAGCTGCGTTATACCACCTTTGAGAAGCATCAGAACTATTTGTTCCAGCCGAAATGTCTAAGCCATACGATTGGCCACTGGTCGTACTTCTTTGAGTTATTTTCAAACATCCGACATTGTTATTCTCGCTGCGAATTTCATGGGCTTGAGAAACTGTTCCCGCACTAGGTCCTAATGTCCACGCACCGCCACTGGTATGACCACCGACATCGGTCGTATTCGCTGCAAAACGGTACCCACCACCGCCGACACCTGCTATTGCAACATCTTGAAAACCTTGACCGTTGACTCGGTCCAGCCCGTAACGGATAACAACATCGCTAGTTGAAGTATCATTTGCCCGCAATTCAAGGACGTAGTTTTGGTTTGCTATCGTTCCTTGGGTACCATAAAAAAGGTGTTTACCCCCATTACTAGCTTGCGAGATGCCCAAAATCCATGAACCAGAGTTATTATATTCTCCAGCTTTTGTCGCGTTTGAACTAAATCCCACGCCGCCTGTTCCAGTTCTATACAATCCCGTATCACTGTCAAGATTAAAGGAAATTCCAGGAGAACCTACTAAACCATCAGCAGCTAGAAATGTACCGCCATTGGCGGGTATAGTTTGCCAGGTGGCATTAGAACCATCCGTCAACAGTGCTTTTCCAGAATTTGTACTTTGAGAAGGAAGAAGAGCGTTGAGGGCGGCATTAGCGGTAGTTTGTCCAGTGCCGCCTTGGCCAATTGATAATGCTGTCGTAAGTCCAGACAATGAAGTGATATCACTATTGGCTCCACTGGCAGCTTTACCATTAAGCTGTGTTTGGATAGCGGAAGACACTCCATCAAGGTAACCAAACTCGGTATTACTAACAGTGCCACTGCCAATCTTAGTGGCATCAATAGCGGCACCGGCTTTAATATCGGCGTTTTCAATATTGGTGATTGTGTTTAAATCCGCGTCAATAGTTTTGTTAGTTACATCTTGAACTGAATTTTCGGTAAGGAGCTCGTGAGCAACGGGACTGTTACTGTTGATATCAGGTAAAGTAAAGACGCGAGAAGTGGCTGTTCCAGCTTGTGTTCCTACTTCTAATGTTACTTCTTTCCCGTCTTTCCGGAACACTACTGATACTAGTTCCTTCAAACTTCCAAATAGCTTCATGTTGTTACCTTTCTATAGGGATTGCTGTCCCGTTATCCTAGTCGGACACCATGTCCGACTCATGATACATATCGGCTAAATGCTAGCCGAACTTTACATCTTAGAGATTACTACTCGCCACCCGCTACCGCTCGGAGCTTGCGATGAGGCAAAAGTAAGATTGTTGTCATCGGTGTGTTGGATATAGTCTACATAAATTTCTTCTTTACTATCAATCTCGTATATCACTGCTTTCACTTCTCTAGTACCGAGGTTGTGATTTACTAATTTGGTGGTACCACTGGTCCAATCGGTACCATATTTGTAAGTGACAAATCGGCTATCTACTTTGGCATCAGTATAATAGAGGTTAGTTCCCTCAGAGATATCAGAAGTGGTCAAGCTGACGACGCCGGTATATCCGTTAACGGAAGCGACTGCATTCGAGTTGATTGATTTTTGCCAAGTGGAACCATTGTATACAGCCCAATCACCAGCTGCAAAAGTAATACTTCCCGAACCGAGGTTGATGGTTCCGCCGGTAGAGACGATGTAAATATCGCCGGTATCGCCGGTACCGTCAGCCAATGCTGGGGTATTAGTTGCCACGTTCCACGTACCTTTGTATTCCATAGCGGAAGTAGGTAGTTGAGAAGTGGGTATCTTGCCACTGCTATCCAAGGAGGCGTACCCGTTAGCGACCCCTTTGTTAGCAGAGCTTTCCTTAGCATTAAGCTGAGTTTGAATATTACTACTGACGCCGTCAAGGGTACCTAACTCGGCAGCAGAAATACTTACTTCATTGTTGAGTCCATCAACCGCGTTGAGTTTGGTCGGATTGATAGCGGCACCCGATGCGATATGGGTATTACTGATACCGCTTATCGTATTAAATCCGGCATCGATTGTTTTATTAGTGAGGGTTTGCGTTTCACTTTCCCCTACCAAAGTGCCCGAACCGGAAGTTCTTTTTGGCAATTCGAAAGTGGTGACTCCCGTGTACGTATTCTGGTTAGGGATAATTTTGATATCCCGAGAATCTTTACGAAACCATAAGCCGACAATTCTTTTGATGATGCCTAGAAAAATCATTATGGTGCCCCTTGTATGGTGATTGTCCAGTTACCTACTGGAATTTCTGAACTGGTTAATTGTATATTATTACTCGAAATGACTTCAATGTCAAGGTATATTATTTGGTTGTTTTCATTACGGATAGTTACATCTACATTCTCCGTATTAACGGTATGTGTAACACTTTTTGTGTAAAAGGTAATTCCGTCTTCGGTAGTAGTCCCATCATACGTACCACTTAGCCAAGTAACGACATCAGTTTGCACTTGTCCCGTTGCCGGCTCGGCCCACGAAACGTTAGTACCGTTTGTTTTCAGTATCTTATCGGCATTCCCACTTTGAGAGGGGAGTAACGCATTGATGGCAGCAGTTGCCGTAGTTGCCCCGGTACCGCCATTCGCTATAGCTACCACTCCACTTACATTGGTAGCGTTACCAGTAACGTTGCCAGTAAGGGAACCAACAAAGGTAGCGGTAATGGTACCAGCACTAAAGCTATTACTACCGTCTTTCGTTACTATTGTACCACTATCGGCTATAGTTAAGGTACGGTTGTTACCACTGACATCGATGGTTAGCGTCCTATCTGTATTATCATTACTATTGTAAGTAATCGATAAGTAATTGGTACTTCCACTATAAGTATTCTTTGTCTGAATAGGAGACGATACTTTGAATGAGGTCGAGTAAAAAAGAACTTCAGCCTTATTATCGTTTTCCCCTACTTGAACTACACCGGTACCATTACCCAAACCGCCTACATCGGGAGATTCCGCTTCGATAAGGATATTAGCAGCGGAGCGAATATTGACTTGCCCAGTATTGTCCGGCAATCCACTAGCTCCCAAGCTATCAATCTTGTTCAAGTTATATTTGGCATCGCTTGATAACGCGCTATCAATTTTTAGTTTGAGATATCTAGTTAATGATGTTGCCATTTTTTCTCCGTAAAGAAAGAGGGGACCGGTCTAGCCGGCCCCCCCGGAAACCCCACAAAGAATATTGGGGGATGGTAGGACCGGGAAGCCCCCGGCAGACTCACCACTATCACATCGTCGCGTAGACTCTCGCAGGTGACGCGAGCCCGTTCGGTCTATCGACCTCCGGTTATGATACAGAAACATTAGGCGACCGTGTTCGGCACTATCATCCATTCTATATAAAACGTTACTTTACCAGCAGTAGCGGCAGCTGTAGCAATCTCAATATTGATTTCGCTAGCTGATGTCAGTTTCACTGCATCGGCTACCGCCATCGACCGGGCCTTCACTCCGCTATCTCCGGTAAAATCAATCGAACCGGAAAGGGCGGTGGAGCCTGCCTTTAACGTGATATCAGTAGCACCGGTAACGGTAGTAACTTCATCCGTCCAAATGTTGGTAACAATAGCACCGGCAGGCAAAGATTGCCCAAACGAAATGGTACCGACTGCGCCCCCATCAACGGCAAAATCCCATGTACAAGCAGAGATTTGTTTTGCGAATTGGAGTACGGCAGCTTCCCTTTTGTTTGTTCTCTTCTCGGCTAGGGAGCCAGCTAAAGTTCTCTTTGGTGATAACATGTTAGTGTCCTTTCAATGAAAGGGAACCGGGGAGACACTACTCCCCGTCCCTACAATTATTAAGTGTTGGTGAAGTTGCGGATGACGCCTACTGAAGCGGGGTGTTTACAGATAAGGACGCCAATAGCTTGGAGGTAAGATACTACCGTGTTGAGGTAGCCCGAGCTGCTCGGCTTCAGATGGAAGTCTGACATCCCTTGAGCCTTGACCGTTTCGAAATCACTTCCATGGAATTCGAGAACTTTCTCGCCAGCCTTCGTTTCAGGCAAGCAATAAATCCGAGGTTTGGGAACATATTCCGAAGTGTAGCACTCCAGCGTATCATTGCCATGGACGTAGGCGAAGAATTTGATACCGCGCTTATTGTCTTCAACGGTTTGAAAACGGCGGTCAGTTTCCCGACTTTCGATGAGGGAAGCGTGCGTCTCGGGAGCCATACAGAGCATCTTCCAACGGTATCTGTCCTGACCAACGAGGACCTTTACCTTGTCCATCATCTTTTGGATGTGCTTGACATCGATAGGGTTCCCGCCAGCGTCAATCTTGGAACCGGAGGTGGCACCACTCATATTGATACCGTGGACGAGTCGACCATCGCTGGCAACTAGTGATTCCAGTCCGGCCATCACTTCAGTAATCGTACCATAATCAACGGAGCTCGTGATAGCGGAGAGGTCGTAAATCGTGGGCTGACCGTAGCGGTAGAAGACGTCACCAGAGGTGGGTTGGGCGGAGATGGATGTCATCGAGGCGACGGGAGCAAGGTTACTATCAAGACCTTGGAGGGTAACCGTGTTATTGTCCCGGTCTTTTTCCACCACTTTCCAGTAAGCTGGTTCCGTAGCAAGGTTAGTGTTGAGGGCCGAGGCAGTACCGGCAGCAGCTTTGAGGACGAGCAAGTCGCCAAACTCGAAGAAGCCTACATGGCCGCGAGCTGTATCAGCTGAGGAGAGGGTGAAGACGAGTTGGTTAGAAGTGGGGCTCGTAACGGCGGCCGAAACAACTTGACCAACAACTCCCGTTCCGTCACCGTAGAGGTCGGCAGCGATACGACGCTTGGAAGCGGATGCCTTACTATCGATTTCTAAAGCGAGCGGCTCGGCATATTTCTCGGGAGATTTACGAGCCCTGTCCCAAATGTTGTATTCGAGTTCGATTGTTGCATTCAATTCTTTGAACTTGGCAATCTTTTCACCAATCGTGACTTGTTGCGCTGCGGGGAAAGCACGGTCAGCAACACCAGGATTCCGGTACTGGATAGCGCCGGCACCGGGAGCTGTTTGAAACATGAAGCGGAGTTCGCGAGCTACACTGTTTCCAACCTTTGCCCTCTTCACCATTTCAAAGTCGCGGAAGTCAACGGAAATCTGGTTTCTGACTCCGTCGGAAAACACAATCTGAAGTAAATTACCTAAGTTTAATGTATCAATATTCGAGAATGACATAAATTTTTACCTTTCTTTATTGGCCGGCTGGCTTACTTTTTGCCAAACACCGAGCCGTATTTGTTCCATTGTTTGAGTAACCCAGTCAGGTTACCATTTCTTAACATGTCACTAGCTTCTTTTTGGAGTGAGGTATTCCGATATCCAGAGGAGACAGCAGCTTGAACGTTCTCGGTAGCCTCCTGTTTTTTCTGTTCTACCGCTTTGGCAGCTTTCTTCTCAGCTTGGACGTTAATCCTCTTTCTGAGAGCGGTCGCCACCGACTTGAATTCCTTCTCTACTAAATCAGCCGTGATGGGAACTTTACGTTCCTCATATTGCTCAAGACGTTTTAATGAAGTGTCCCAAAGCATTTGGTCAAACATCTGTTCTGTATCGCCATCTCCCAACTTGTCAGCAAAACGGTACCGGTCAAAGGCAGGATGAACTGTACTTTCCAAGGCGCGCAGCTCGGCAGCTTCCCGCTCCGCTTGGACGCTCTTTTTAAAGTTTTCATTTTCCTGTTTGATACGGTCAATTTCTTTTTGCCGTCTTGCCTCTATTTCCCTCGCTTCAAAGAGTTCCCTCTCTGCGGGTGAGGCTTTTTTCAGTTGTTCGTAACGGTCAATCCTAGATTTTTCCCAATCTTTGTACGCTCCAGGCCGTCCTTCAATGACGTCAATGACACCTTCGGTACCGTTCTCTTGATAAGCTTTCTCTAACAAGTCCCATGTGTTTTTCAGCGTAGAGTACTTCGTTTCGACATCTTTGTACTGACTGATAGCTTGGTCTCGTTCCGCTTGCCACTTCCTAGCACCGTGGGCCATTTGGACGTATTTCTTAATCTGGTCCTTATTGTTAAAGTCGATTTCCACCTTTCTCTTACCTTTGTCGTCGGTAACGGTGACATAGTCTTTGCCTTCAGATGCTTGAGCTTTCGAGGGGGCTGCCTCGCTGCCCGCTTCAAGGTCTGGGGGAGAGTCGTCTCCATTTCCGGAGTCGGGTAAAGAAGATTGTACTTCCGACTGGTCCGTAGTTACAATAGTCTCGTCACTGTTATCGCCCCCATATCGGACGTTATCAGTTTCGGACTGGGAGGTAACTGCTCCCGTTTCTGTTGGGGTACCGCTCCTCATTTGCTGCGCTGCTTGGACGATTGCTGACATTGTACTCATAAAAACTTTCTCTCCTCTGTCCCGCCTATTGGTAGGGATAAGATGGTTAATGATAGTTCAATGATACAATGTCGTATGAAAGTTGTCAATAGTTTTGTTAGGGAATGAAGACGCGATTTTTAGTGGGGCGAATTTGTAAGTGTATCCACCTCTTATTGGGCGGTTCGTGGGTATGGATAGGGCTTTCCATGTAAAGTCCGTACTTTACCAAGAGGTCTAAGTTGGTCAAACACCACTTGCCAAAGCTGCCATCCTCGTCTCTAAAGTCAACCGCTTCACACGTCATGTGGGCCGACTTCTTGGCTCCTCGGGCATTTTTGTTATAATGTCCAGGACGGTAGCCACTTGTTACGACTAAGGGTTTCCCCCACTCTTTCCTAATATTATTGACGGCATCTAACAGCTTGTTAAGGTTTTCTTCTAACTCGGGGGTCAGGGGGTAGTCACGGTCACGTCCCTTAAGGATTTCGTCTCGGCTAATCATGTGATTCTCCTACTGGTTTATCATTGGGGGTACCATTGGTGGTTGCCCTAATTCTCCTTCAGGTGGTAATGCTTCCGGTCCGGGGGCCGGAGCGGGACCCGGGGTAGCTCCTGGCGGGGGACCGGTTAAGGCTGCCTTTTCTTGCGCCGCTACTTGTACCCTGTCTCTAATGTGTTGTTTGCACAACTCTTTGAGTTGCTGCTCCAGTGATTGAAACTCTTGCGTCATGAAGTATTCCAACGCCCATGATATCATATTCTCGTGGTCCATCAAGTCTTCGGGTGGAATATAGCGACCGGTGGCAATCATCTCATCGAATACTTCTTTTTGTCTGTTCTCGGCGAGGGCCAATCTGTCGTACATTCCTTCCAATTCATTCAACTTGAGCAGCTTTAACGAAGTTCGCGTGGGGACGCCAGCCTTCTCAAAAAGGGGCTGTAACGTTAAGATTTCTTCCCTCCTTGACATCGGGTCGAGGGAGAGAGATACCCCGTACTCCCCTACTATATCATAGCCACCATCAATATCACTACCTTTTAGGTCAACCGCTTCTAATGCATTCTCTTTACCTAACACGTATATGGTACGATTGACAGGCCAATGCTTGCATATTAATTTGAGGATAGCCTTGTAAATACTCTCTACTACAAGGACGTACTTGTTGAAGATACGCCTTCGAATCATGTTACCTTGATTGGTGGCATAGTTCATGCTAGTGCCTGAAGTCTCCCTCTTCTGCACCCCGAACATGGCATCATTGACACCCATGACGTCATTGATACCTTGAATCAGGTTCATCCTAGTAGATACCATTTCTGGCATTAGTTGGGGCACTTCCATAAAGTATGGGGGTTGGTTACCGCTAATTTTCATAACGTCCCACGGGGAGTTACTGATATTGACTTGCGCTTCAGCAGTATCGGGTAGAATCATCCTAGCCGCTCCATGGGCTTGGATATTGTCCATTACAGCGGTATCTAATCTGGCCAAGCTATCTTGCAAAGTAGCCGCATATTCTACTGGGGAACGTCCCCATACCACGTTGGGAACATCGATATCGGTCAATATATGATAGGGCAGGATAGCCTGCTCAGGTGTCTTCTTTAATTTTTCTTCGACGACTTCATCGGGGTATCCACTTTCTTGAACCTTGCGAGCCGCTCCCGGATGGCGAAATTTAAAAGGAGAAGGACGGCAACTTTCCACCACGCCGCCACCAGAACTAATGACACAAAACCTACCAAGATAGCCATTTGTTGGTAACCCCGTTTCCCAATATTGTAGAAGTTCTACCGAGTTAAATCTGTCGTGAGACAGGTTGCTTTGTCTAGTTGCGGCATGTTGGATACTGCTATCACGAGTTACTTTACTAGCTTTCAATATCTCCTCTTTGTCGGGCCACTTGGCTATCGCTTCATCATAATCAATATATATCCGTTCAATAATCCATTTTACTTCTTTCCACGTCCTGGCATCGGGGTCGATAAACACATTCCACGTAAAGGGAACTGAGATGTCGATATCCCCTTCTAGCTTTACCGTTCCCTCTTTCTCGTCCCAATCGACGATATCACCTTTAGTAGAATCCCATACCGTTTTCAAGATTCCCGTTCCGTATAACAGGGCGTGAAGGGAAAGTTGGTCCACTTTCTCTTGCATATCGTAGTGACGGATGGCCCACCTAACAACGCGGTCAGCGGCATCGGCCCGCCTATGGTCATCTTGGTCAGAGGAAGTAGGACGCATGACTACCGATGGAGGGTTGGCCGACATTTGGGCGTGAAGGAAGCGTAGATTTTTAAAAGTATACGCTACATTAACATCAGCACCAGATTGGTCGATACCAGGCATCGCAGTATTATAACTAGCCTCTAAAGAGGTTGTCATAAAGTTCATGCTAGCCAAGGTACTGGTGGCGTATATTGCTTGCTCATTTTTCAGCCAACGCTGTTCAAATGGCTGCCTCTGAGCTTGAGAATCTCTAAATCGTTTCATTATGTTGATTGAAGCGAGGTCATCGTTCCAAGATGAGACTTTTACTGCCATAATAATACATCCTTAGTAGTAGTAGCCAAATCGGCGAAGGGTCGGTTCAATCATCTTGAGCAAGTTTTGTACCCGCTCACTCTTTTTTTTCATTTTCATCAAGTCACACTTCAACCGCCTCAACACTAAAAAGTCTACCTCATCGCCGGTACCGTCGTCAATACGTTGGATACAAGCTCGAACGTGGTCTTCAACATTAGGTTTCTTTTCTTTGGGTTGACTTGTAGGTATCCCAACTTGTAATAGTAAGGAAATCTTACCTTTATTGGAATCGTCGTGCACGAGTACCTCCCCTTCGTTGAACCGCTTTTCGGTGAAGTTCTATCTTAGCTTTTTCTATACTCATTTTTCTTTTTTCGTTTTCGTTATAGAGCCACGACTGCCAGTTGGTATTAGTTTGAGGTGCGGCTTCCCTTTTTGGTTTCACATCTTGAAAATATTGGCTGGCATCCAAGAGATGGTAATCGCTGCCTGATGCTATCTTCCCTTCTCGACTATCACTCCACCTAGCGGATGTTATTTCGTCAATAAGGAGGTCGGCAGTGGGGGATATTTTGAGGGACTTCCCCAACTCTTCTTGGAAGTTTTTTATCAGTTCCCCTTTCCTATCATTCTTTTTGTAAACGCCGGTATAGCTGATTCCCATACTGGCAGCGGTATGGATATACCATGCCTCGTGGGGGTCCGATATCCTCCGAACGATGTTGACATTTTGGCTGAGTTTGGTCACCGCATTAACTAATTCAGTCGGTACGTAGACTCCTTTAATGTATTCAGCCCGGATGCAATACCAGGTACCCGTTAAAGGGTCCTCTGCCCAAAGGGTGTATCCGAGGGCAGACTTTACTGCAGGGTCCACCGATTCCACATGTCGCCATAGAGGTGAGTAATTGATGGGTAACTGAACCATGTTATTGTAATCGAAGTAGAATACGGCGTTATCATCGCTCATCCACTCGCCGAAGAGACGGGAGTTTCTAACGTGCTCTGGTAAATGGGCAAGGGAAGCTAAGATTTCCCCTTGTCGTTGGGGGTCTTTGTATAGGGGATTATCTAACATCTTGAAGCGGTACGTTTTCGCTACCGAGTCGCCTAACCCGTCTACAAATTTTTGTACTTGGACATTGCGGACTAAGGGAGTAAAGGACGCAATAAAGTGTCCATCTCGTGCCTGTATCCGGATGAGAAGTTCGTTCAAGATGTCGACGGTAGGCGGTAACTCGTCTAGCCATACCAAATGGGCTACGTAGGATTGAATCCGTTCGCGGGCCATGTTGGGATTCTCTAACGACTGGAAAACTATACGGTTACCATTATCCAGTTCCAAGCGTTGTATAATGTTACCGATTCGCACTTCTTTGTAGGTACCCGGCTCGAGGTAGGACCGTATTTTAGGTAAGAGAGATTCCTCGATTTGCTTTCCAGTCCTACCACATACCAAGGCAAGCAGGGGCTCCTGTCCCCACTGTTCTGGTCTCTTCCACTTGGGATGAGTTTCAGTAAGGAACCAAGAGGTGATTCTAGCAGCTACCGCTGATTTCCCAGACTGGTTACCAGCCCTTATTATTTGAATCTTGTGACTATTTATATCGTCGATAACTTCTTGCTGGGCAGGGGTCGGTTTACTATCTGGATTGGCCGGGTCAAAACACTCCTGTCGACGGAGCTTTTCTAGCTTCTCCATCGCGGCGAGGAGTAATTTGTCCGGTTTTTTCGTCATACCGTCTTTACAAGTTGTAGGAGGATATACTCGACTATTCTTCCATTAGAGTTTGTACTGAAGTTACTGTTACCGATGATGCACCTCCTGTAGTTATCACTACATCGCCGAGGGAAAGGAGGGGTAAGTAGGTTTGGTCGGCAAGTAAGTCGCTATTTAGCTTAATGAAAAAATCACCGGCACCGGTAATGGAAACGGTTTTACTATCGACCGGAGTCCCGCTACCGAGGCTACTACGAAGTTTGGCAGTTACCGTACCAGAGGCAGCTCCCACCGTGATACAGATGACTAGATTTTTACTACCGCCAGCCGTGATAGGAAATTTTTTACTGATAGGGGAATCCGTTTGAGACGCCCCAATCGCGGCTATTCCCGGTAATGTTACTGTGTTAGGTATCCAAGCGTTCATAATATCTCCCTTGCTACTATCCTCCTTACTAGTGTAGCCAAATAATTGGCAAAAGTCAAGTAAAAGAAAAAGACTAGCTCGGAGGAGGAGCTAGTCTCATAACGGGTTAACTATTATTAAGCGTAATAACGGACGTAAACAACGTCACCTTCAACCAGCTCAGTAGCTCCGCCAGCCGCGACTTCATTAGCCCAAGTAACTCGGGTAACGCCGTCAACGGTGGACAGGGTGTAACTGTCAGTGGGGTGCATGTAAAGGGAACCTACGAAAATCATTTCGCTGTTTGGAGTAACAACTTCACCGAGGTTGATGTAGCCGTTGGAGATGTCAGTGCTGGTCAGGGTGAATTTCTCTTTGGTGGGGGCAGCGGGGACAAACGTCTCAAGAGCGTAAATGCGGTCAGAAAGTTCTTCATCAGCCGTTTCGCGAGCAGACTGCTCAGCCGATACCGCTGCAATCCTAGCGTCGACTTCTGCTTTGATAGCCGAGTCAAGGAGTTTGTTTGCGCTATTAAGGGACTGGGTAAGGGAAGCAGCGGTGAAGTCAGTCGTCTTCAGGTAGTTGGAGGTAGCGTGGCCAGCGTAGCTACCATCAGAGTTAAGTCCTGCTCCACTTTGGGTAGCATCTAATTCGGACTGGAGTCCGGAGTCGCCACTTTGGCGGTCCGACACTTCTTGAGCGAGGGCAGCGTCATTGCTCAAAACGTAGCTAGCGAAAGCTGTATCGTTTGTGGTATCAACGCTGTTGATGAGGGAGACGATTTCAGCGAAGGAATCTTTGTCGGCATCCGATGCGAGGAGGATGGCGTCGATTCGGCTTTTCTCTGTATCGATTTGTCCTTGGAGGTCTGTATCGATAACATCAGCGTAGTCTTTGGCATCTTGCAGTGCTTTAGCAATGGAGCCTTCACCGATGCCTTCAATGGTATCAAGTCTAGCATCGAGAGCGTCGTCAGCTGATTCTCTAGCGGATTGCTCAGCGGAGATAGCCGCTTCACGAGCAGATTGTTCAGCGTCGACATCGGCGATACGGGCATCAACTTCAGCTTTGAGGGCGGCATCCAAAAGTTTGTCAGCATTGTGGAGGGAGGCGGTAACGCTAGCGGAAGAGAAGTCAGATGATTTAATGTAGTTGGAGGAGGAGTGTGAAGTGTAGCTTCCATCAGAACCGAGGCCGGCACCGACTTGAGTAGCGTCGAGTTCGGATTGGATAAGGGCGTCTGCCGCCATCCGAGCGGTCTCTTCAGAAGAGATTTGGCCGAGGACAGTAGAAGCGAAGTTGGCATCGTCATTGATAGCAGCGGCAAGTTCATTCAATGTGTTGAGGAGGGCAGGGGCACCATCAACGAGGTCAGCAATCTTTTGGTCGGTGTAAGCGTTAGCTGCTGACTCAACAGCGGAGTCACCGGCATCAACATAACTCTTGCGGGAGAGGTCGTTGCTATTGCTGGGGTCGGAGCTAACTTTCGGCATCACCAACATTTGGAACATGTCGCTGCCGTCAAGTTTGAAGAGGTTGACGTCAGAGCCGGAGCTGTTCTTGATTCGGAACGATTCGTTGTTTAAGAACAATACCTTGGTTCCGTCAATGGCATCGTTCTTGATAAACTTCTTTTTAATCTGTGACATAGAACATCCTTACTTAACTAGTTAATAATAATAGCTTACTAAAAGAATATCATTCTCTTCCAATAAGCCATCCAGTTGATAGCCATCCCAATTTACTTGATTAGCGGTAACAATGAAATCGTGATTGATGAATTGGAGACATCCGCCTTGAGGCATGATAGTCACATTATAACCTACATTGGGAGTATGTGTCAAGGAAAAAGATTTGGTAGATAAATGACTGGCAGTTATTGTTATCATCTCCGTTTGAGGCCGTGGCAAATCATCTTGAAAGTATGACTTGAGATTAGCCATGCTGGCTTTTCTGGTGGAGAGGGTAGAGATATCTACCACTACTGCTAAATCGTCACTGGTAACTACAGGTAAATCGTCTAAATCGCTTATTTTTTTATTGGCCATATAATAAATCCTCCGTGATTATTATAGCTCAAGGTAGTCTCCCGTTTCAAGTAGCAAAAATCCACTACTTTCTACGATACCGGCAGGACCCCAATAGGTGAGCTCGACATCGACGCCATTGTCATTTTCCCAACAAAAGGTTACTTGCTTAGTATTAACACTACCAGAAGAGTAGGTGTCAGTGGTATAGTAGCCAGTTGCATTAAGGGCGGAAAAGAAGCGTACCTTTTCACCCAATTGTCTGACGCGGAAAGTGAGGTAAGTGGAGCCGTCGGGAAAGGTGTATGATATCCTAGTACCGGGGTTGACTCGAAGTGAGGTTACCACAATGTTGTACGCGGGAGCTACCGCTGTATTTGTGATTTCGACTATACTACCGGATGAGCCGGAAGGGGTAACGGCTGCCATGATTAGCCCCCACTTTCGATTATTCTAATGTCGCACGGACCGTCAACTGCCCTAGCATAAAGCTCGACACCGGCTTGGATATCCAGACCGAGGGCGTCCTTTGGTCCGATAGGCCACCCTTGTCCCTGATTGGCTTTTGCTTGCGTTTCAGCAATGTATATGGTACCGGAGGTAGACCAGTTCTTGATGGCGATAGCTGCCCTGTCTACTAGGGAAGCGGGTACCAATAAGGAAACAACGCTATTGACGGTATGTTGACTAACCTTAAGGGTGGCACCCCCTAGTATGCGGGTATCAGAGCTACCGGTAGATACCGCTCTTGCCGATAGTTCCAAGTCACAAGCCGCGGTGTGAGTTATCACTACTCGGAGGCGGGTAGACGTGGTACCGGTTCTCTTTTGTATTAGTTGAGTGGTAGGTTGATTGGTAGTGGGGAAGGTGAGAAGGGAAACCTGTTTACCATCACCGGTGAGGGCAAATACTTCTACCGTAAGGTTTCCCTCAGTTGAATTAATCCATAAGAAGAAGAGGGCGGCATCGGATTGAATCGACAAGTCTTGAGTGATAACCCCTGCCGAAGTCCGGCTGGCCTTCACTACCATTTCTTGTAATCCCGTCTTCAGAATCAAGCAAGTTCCCTTTCCCTGCCTAAGTATTAGCTTTTTCTACTGTAGCAGAAGGTTCGCCTTCTGTCAAGGGTTCTGTGGGGGATAAGTACTTTAAATTACGTCGGACGTAATCTTCGAGCTCGATACGGGACATGGTTTCCAACTTGGAAGGGCTACTTTCGTTCTCTTTGCGAGGCATTTTACTAGCTGCCTCTAACACTAACTTGGCGCAAGAGACTTTTGCACTGGTGTTAGCAGCGGGGTCCACTAATACCTGCTCCAAAGTATCGAGGGCAATATCGGCCAAGTACTCCAACCTTTCCCTAAACTCTTCCCTGTTTTGAAACCATTCTTGGAATCCGGGTAGGGACCACCATTTGGTTAGTCGGCGGTCTTTCTCTACCTGTTGGGCGGCCGTTAAGGTAATGTTGGAGGTATCTACTAGCGTTACTTTGTCTGATACCTTGGTCCAGAAGGCAGCTTTTACCCTCCGCATGTCGGGAGTCGGGGTGAAGATGAGGTCAGTTTGGGCCGCCTCTAGTAATTTGCTGATGTCTTTTAAACTCATATCGTTCTTACCGTAAACATAGTTGTCCTTGTCCTACCTGTACTACTTGTACAGGTAGGTACTACTTTGTACCGTAACTATTAGCCCCTGATAAACGGGACGTATCGGTACCTTTTACACCTCATCAGTAACCTACTGGATGAGTTGCTTCTTAGGGGTGTGGCCTACCAAGGCCGCTTTCGCGACTAGGTGGCTACTTGTTACATGTTGCTAATTAGGACTGGATGCCGCTCTGCTGATTTGAACCCCGGTGGGGCCCCCTGAATCGGAGGAGGGCGGTGAAAGAATCACTAACCACACCCGACCAGTTCCTAGTTCGCTCTAAGTAACTGTCCCGAATTATCGGCCCGATTCCTGCCTGCAAGGTTGGTACTCTCAGTTTGATACTGACTCAACAGTGATTCTAACCTCGGTAGCTCGGATTCCAAATAACCCGTTCGAGACGATATTCTCGTCCCTACAATATGACTGTATCACACAATAAATGACGTGTCAACTATTTTTCATCACCATCACTGATATCTGATTCGTATCCAGCTTTCTCTAAATAACACTTTGCTATCTTTAGTATTTGTATCCGGAAATCACTTTCTGCCATCGACATCTTCATCTTATTGCATACACTACAACAAGGTACCACGTTACCGGAAATATAACCCAATGAGGAATCTTTCCTATCAATTCCGTTCATTAACGTCTTTACCGTCTTACCGCGGCCGAAATTGGGCTTACTATTGTATATGCGAGGGGAAGCGTTACAGTAAGTACAGTTCTTCTTTATTAATTGCAAGAATTCTTCAGGACTTAGCCGCCACTCGATACCCCGTTTGACAGCCGACCTAATATATCTGGTATGCTGGACGCGGATGGATTTTGTCCAC